TCCCACCTATTCAAAGCTCTCTCCCAATCACGTGGTGTCTCGAACTGAGGGGTCGGACTGCCACCGGTAAAGTCTCCGTCGATGGTATCGTCCCTCTTCGGTTGCCTAACTTGGTATCTATAAGGCTCAGGGTTGTCTCTGAACCACTCGTCATAGGTCGTTAGTTGTTGTTGCTGGCTAGCGGTCAACTCTCGTTTCGGATCTTCTACTGGATCTACTACTGGATCTACCTCATCGTCCTCTGGGTCATCAAAGACCCCCCGTTTCTATAGGACTCAGCATTTCAACTAGGACTTTTTCTAAGGCCTCATCATCTACGGTGTTGCTAATTTGTAGTGCTATCTCAGCCTCTAGTTCTCCACGCGCTACTGAGTCTGGGTCCAGCGTCTGCACAAGAGACAGGAGGTTGGCTATGGACATACCCTGCTCGGTCTTGACCAGTTGCTGTAACTGGGCATCGGTCAACTGCTCTTCTAAGTTGAATCGGCCGGCCTCAATTGTATCTACTTGTTCGCCGCCAATGTTCACGCTGCCTGCGGCGATCTCTCGCGCATAGGACAACTGCTCTTGTACCTCAGCAAAATTGCCTTTGTTAATTTCAGCCTGTACATCTACGGCCTGTTGCGCAGTGATATTGCCTAAAGTAATTGCGTCTTTTAGTTCTTGAAGCAGCACTTTTTCTTCGCTACCCACTCGCTCTGAAGCTATCCGCTCATCTATCTGCGCTATCGCTTTAGCCCCTGCGCTTCGTTCTTTTTCAACATCTACTGCAGCACCTCGCTGCTCTTTAGATACGTCTACTGCCGCTTTGCTTTGCTCTTTGATGCCTTCTAACACCTCTTTTGCTACGCCTAAATTGCCTGAGCTAATTTCCTGTTGTACCTCTACCGCAGTCTCTTTATCGATGCCACCTAAAGTAATTGCGTCTTTTAGTTCTTGAAGAAGCACCTTCTCTTCGCTAGTCACGCGCTCTGACTGCATACGCTCATCTATCTCTGCTATCTCTTTAGCCCCTGCTCGTTGCTCTTTAGATACGTCTACTGCCGCTTTGCTTTGCTCTTTGACTTCTTCTAAGCGTTCCTTTGCTACGCCTAAATTGCCTGAGCTAATCTCCTGTTGTACCTCTACTGCAGTCTCTTTATCGATATTACCCAAAGCGAGGTCATTGGCTAGCGTAACCAAGAGGTCTTTACTTTGCGCGTTTAGTACATTTGACTGCATCGACTTTTCGATGTTAGCGAGAGTCTCTTGGGACTGCTTGTCTAACATGGCTACATCACGAGCCGAGTAGCGTTGTTGCTTGGCTACATCGACGGTAGCATCAGCCTGCGCTTCAATGCCGTCTAATATTAGCTCGGCTTGGTCTAAGTCACCCTTATTAATGACCTCTTGTAGGTCTCGTGCCCCAAACATGTCGATCTGGCCGAGCGTCACTGCATTCTTCAATTCCTTGAACAGATTTTGCTGTTCAAAGGTCAGTCGCTCGTTCTGCATGTCCTTTTCGATGCCCATCAACATCTCGGCTTCGTCGTAGCTGCCCTCGTTGATCAGACTTTGTATGTCCGTGCGGGATTTTGCGTCGATTCGCGCCAGTGCTTCATCGGTATCCAACTGTTCACTCAGCATCCGCTCTTCGGAACCCGCCTCTTGGCCGGCAATGGTATCAGTGCGGGGCTGACCTTCGCCGTCTAGTGCCACTTCGCCTGCTGCGAGTTCGCGCTCTAGCCTTCGGTCTTTATCCGCTTGTCTTGACTCTTCGGTGTCCAACTCTTTTACAAGGTTATAGTCTGTATCACGAGCCAAGGTATCTTCACCGTCCAGATAACCCGACACACCCGCACGAGATAGCGACTCAGCCTCCTGTGCGCCTCTAACGCCCTCTTCAAATCGTTCTCTATTGGTCGGGTCCGTAATCGTCAACCCACGAGCGAGGCCGCGATCCGCTACGTCTTGTTGCAGGTATGCATCGCTACGCGCTAAGTCAGCCGCATCTCCATATTGCGGTGCGAGGAGTCGCGCCTCCTCTAATTGGCGATCAGCCCGACCGAACTGTGCATTGATGTCTTGGTCTCGGCCTTCTAACGACCGAGCCCCTCTCAGGAATCCGCTTATATCGGCTTCGCGTTCGATAGCCTCTTGGTTGGCCAGCCGAGCTTCTAGTGTGTCCTGGCCTCCCAACCGGCCTATCATCTCGCCACCCTCCATGTAGCGGTCCGACTTCAATCCAGCGAGATCCAGTGCCGCTTGATAACGGGGGTCGTTTTGTTGGCGGTAGGCCTGATCAGATAGTATGTCGCTATAAGTGCGTCCGTAGCCCGACCGTAACTCGCCCAGCACATCAGCCGTATCGCCTCCACCGCGCAATACACCTAAACGCTGTAGGTCTTCAGTTGTCTGTGCTTCATCCCTAGCCTGCCGGTCTTCTAGGTCAGCTATCTGCGATGCGGTCTGCGGGTCAATGCCGCTATTACCCCCCAAGCTCTGCCGCAATGCATTCAGATAGATTTCTCCAAGGTCGGTCTCATACTTAAAAAACTCGGGATCGTATTGCACATCGTCTGTGGCGAATAGATCCGGCCCACCCACGGGAGCCGCTGCGGGGTCTAACTGTATGTCCAAATTGGGGTCCGCTACTTGTAGACCTGGGAGACCACGCCGTGTCTCTGCCGCTGCTTCTTCTGAGTCGGCAATTAACTCGCGCACCGTATCCATCTGCTGGGCGCGTAATACGGGATCGGTGACTCCACCCGCCGCAGCCGCAGCATCAGCCGAAGGTCCACTTGGCTGAAACGTGGTGCCGGTGTCTTGTGGGACTGCCGTTACTGCTGGCTGGGCTGCTGGCCCAGATGCGGCCCCTGCCGGGCTGACAAAGTCCTGCATCACCAATGCGCGTAGGCTCTCAATGTCGCTTGGTAAACCCAAGCGTCGAGCGGCTATTGCAACATCTCCAAGGTCGAAATCCGTACGTCCTTGACGGGCTAGGTTACGTGCTTTGTCTAATCCAGCAGAGTAAAACGAAACCATATCTGGGTCCATGCCGCCTGACGTTGTTGGATCAGCCACAGGATCAGCAATGGGATCAGCCACAGGATCAGCCACAGGATCAACGACAGGATTAGCATTGGGGTCAACCACTCCCGAAGGATTACCAGGGTTAATCACAGCGTCATATTGGTCAGACCTTAGATAAGACTTATGCGCCTCTGGAAAAAATCTTTGATAATCTTCAAATGACATACTACCCGACATCGGGTTACCGGCTTCGGGATTGGCCGAAATAAAGTCGCTGAACCCTGTATTTAGGCTCTGCAGGTAGGAGTTCAGATCACCTCCCTGCTGGTAGGCCCCCAGCACATCACCCCGAAATTGGTCGGGTACACCGGCCAGCAGTGGATCGGCTAAGGCTTGATCCCTAGTGCGCCATACAGAACTGACATCAGATTCTAGCCCAGTACCTCCTAGTGCATCGGCCAACGTGGATTCATCGTATAGGCCCCACTTGGCCCCTTTTCTGAGCTTTTTGTATCCCGGTGTGTCTGCAAAAGATCCTATAGCCATTTTATTCCACGCCTACCGTTTTACGCCGTCTGAATCGGCCCAGCGGCTTGTATTGCAAATTGACCCGCCGAAACGTGAACGGCTCATTTAAAGCATTGTTGGTGTAGACCAATGCGGTGCTGTTGTCGTAGCCCATAAGCTCGGTGTCGGTGTATAGTGCCTGACTGGACCCACCGAGCTTAGAGTTATTGAGCGTAAACGATCCCAATACGGCTTCGGTCTCGCCCATCAGGATGCGTTCTGTGGTGCCGGTGATCTTGGAGGACTCCTGTAGTACCTGCACATCGTATTCGGCATCCTGAGCATCGTAGTAATGCCGCGCATAGAGCCACCGCAGCCGCACATCAGCCCCCATAGGAGGCGGGGCCCCGGTCTTGAACCGTGATGATATAGCCACTGTATCGTCGTTGTCGTTTTTATCATGGGTGTATACAAACCCATTAAAGCCGCCTGCATGGGGCTGGTCATCGACCAGGGCCGAAGCATCTCTGGCCATATTGGTATAGGGACCAAACCAGCAGTTAAGAATGGTGTTGTAGACGATGACGTAGTTGTTCGTAGCCTGCGAGGTGCCGTAGGGGATAAACCACCAGACCTCATTTGTCGATGGGTAGTACAACCCGTGCGAGAGGTGCAGCTTGGCGGTGTTGATCGAATCCCAGAACCGAGAACCGTCTAAGGCCTGGGATATCTTCTGGACTTGGCTCCCGCCATCCCAAGCGTAGAAGCCATCAGGCCTTGGAAACAACTGCAGGCCTGACGGGAGGTTGACGATGCCTCGACCCGACACGCTACCCGCCGGTGCGCGGCGTTGCACCTGATACGGCACCGTAGCATTGCCGGTCGGCGTTAAGACATGCACTCCTTGGTCGGTGTGTATAGATAGAGCGTTGCCGATAGGGCTGATGCCCGTTATATCGTGATCGAAGTTGTAGAAACTAGTAGCACCCCAGACCGTTATATCACCTGTGTTACTGCGCCATAGTTGATACTTGGCCCCGTTGACGTTGCCTATCCATAGGCGGTTGTCCCAGTAGGCAATGTGTGCGCCTTTAGTAAACCGACCGTCATCATCCAGCGTCCCGGCGTTGTTGGTGCCACCCGCCCAGGTAATCGCATCGGTATCCACGCCATTCGTTAATACGAGAATCGATCCCGCCAACGCCCACTCCCAGACATTGTCATTGCCTGCGGTGATGGTTACCGAACCGGATCTATCGGTGCCTGAGCCGCCTGTGATGTCGTAAAATTTATTGCCCGATATGGCAAAGGTCTTCTCTACCGCTGCCAGGGTGACTTGGCCCACTGCCGTGATGGTAGCCCCGCTGTTGAGGGCCGAGGAGTTGAACTTGGCAAAGCCTCGGCGTTTTTCAACCTGACCGGCTTGACCGACCCGGCAGTTGGTCATCGAAAAAAGCGCATTGGGGCCAAGATCCTCAGCAGGCTGATCATACCGCACCCCCTTATGCCAGGGGCCATATTGCACCGTAGCAGCACTAATAGCCATTACGACAACGACCCATTCTCTACGGCAAAGGTGAAACCGTAGTCCATGCCATCGTCTGTGCGTCTTTTGCGATAGGCGCGGTTGCCTTGTATGGCATTGTTCTGCGTCAGGGCCCGTTGTATCACCCGTTCCATCTCGCCCCGGTCAATACCGGCCCCCTCCACATCGCCCTTTTCCTCTTTATAGAGGGCCGACACCCCAAACACGAGCGCAGGCTGCACGATCTGCGGCATGTAGGTATTCAATGAGTCCGCATCATCGCCCGAATCGAAATCCGGTATAAACCCGTAGTAGCGATAGGCAATGACATCGGTGCCGTTGTCGGGCTTAGGATAGAGGGCTACCTCTACATACCCCGTGGAGGAGTTGATGCCGTTGATCGCAACATAGGATGCATCACCCGTGATCGAATGATCGGGGTCATCGGCATCCAGCGTCTGTGACGATATGATCAACATCACATGGTCCTGGGTCTTATTGCGAAACGACAGGGGCTCCGCTACATCACTAGCCAGCGAATACGTCTGGGTGCCGTTAGCGACCGTAAAGGTGGAGGACTTGAACATCCAAAACCACTTAGCCCGACTCGACACATCCTTGGTGACGATGTTGAGATAGTCCCTCGCCCCATTTTTAAAGGTTGTTGAGGTCGTGCTAAGGCCTACCCTGCGCAGTGCCTGCTGTATAACCTGTAGGTTTGTCATTTAATGCATGTCCGTCCAGGCTCCATCGACATAGGCCTGGATTTTGTCAGTGCTGGTGTTGTATATAAGGAGACCATTAAACGGGTTGGTCAGCGCATCACGCTGCGTACTCGTTAGCTGCGGTGCAGCGAGTGCGCTGAACTGCGTAGCATCCCCGTAGTAGGTGGCAGCATTAACGCTACCAAACACGTTGAGGTCACCCGTTATATCATCGGCCATTGCTACTCACTAGCCGCTGCCGCGATCTGGTCAAGGTCATACTCGTTCAAGTTGTTGCCATTGCCCTCGGCCCATCGCGTCCTCCAGACGATTTCAGCCTCTGGCCCTCGTTCAGAGATGCGGCTGGGTGGGGCAGGCATGAAGTCTGGCGTGTGGGTCACCTCGCCAAAGGCTGCTACGGTGTTCTGCGTTTCGTTATGCGTCCGAGGACGCACCTTTTTACGGGCATGGGTCTTGTTGAGATCCAACGCGATCCGCACCTGTTCCTTTACCGACTCATCTGCACTCGCAATAATCGCTGCAACATCTGCAGCAGTGACGGCCTGCTTCTCGGTCGGAGCTATGGCATCTAGTGCGGGTACGCCTGCGGGTGTAGGCAACGGTAGATCCTCCTGAACTAATTTGGGTTTGGGCATGTTGTCCTCTTATGAGATAATGAGGGGCAGGCCACATAAGGGCCTGCCCCTGCGGTTTTAGGCTACTAAGCCTTGTATCACAACGCCTACGTGACCAGAGTCATCGGGTGCATACGCTGCGTAGCCAATCAACGGCTCCGTTTCAGCGTCTTTGAGTTGCACTGCACCCGCTACGCCATCACTCAGCGTCAAGTTGTCGGCCACTGCAATCGTGCCGTCTGCGAGTATCGTAGCGATACCAGCCGTCTGAAACCAACCGTAGTAACCGCTGGTCATCGCCGTGGTGGTAACGCCAGCCACTACGTAGTCCGTAGCAGCGGTAGCACCAACGACATCATACCAGAGACCACCCACGATGGCGATGTCGGTAGCCGTAGTCAGTGCGACCTTAATCGCATCGAACAGGTAGATATCCACTTTGCCACTGGTAGTAGCATCTGTGGCACTGTTGCTCTTGATGCGATACTGATAACCTTCACCTGCATCGTCCGTAGTCTGGAGCAATGCGCCAGCAAACTGATCCTCGGTGGCACTCGCCAACGTGATCTGCAGTTGCGTGGAGCCAGCCGCCGGGTCAAACCCATTAGCCGCTGCAATGACAATGTTATCAGTCTCCACTACCGAGGTAGCCGAGAGGTCTTGTGACACTAGCAGGCCAGCCGCTACAGCCGCTGCGGTTTTGCCGTAGCGAAACACGCGACCGTCCGACAGTTCCAACTTTTCGCCAATGGGAAACGTAGCCGTTGAAGACTCGGCGTAGAGTCCCTGGCCATACTGACTGCCAATGCCGGTACCGCCCATGCGGTTGGTACCGAAATTGTGATTTTTAATACCCATGGTAATTACTCCTTCGTCCTGTTCTGGGACTTAAAGCCTCATTGGCTTGAGGCTCGGATTTATTAGGCGAGGTTATAGATCACACCCTGCCTGCGGCGGTTATTTGTGGTTAGCTGAATTCCAGCGACCACGAACGCCGTTTTGGCCATTTGATTCGCAGGCGAACGAAATTCTGTGTTAGAAAATTCCATCCCCTTCATCATCTTGAGCTTGAGGAAATCAGTGTTCAAGAAATACATCCGACCCGACCCGCAATCACGGTCATACTGCACCGGGATGCCCCGGAAGGACGGCAAACGACCGTCTACGCCAGGGCTACCCTTGGAGGTAATACGCTGGTAGCCGGTGCCCTCGAAAATCTCTTCGAACGAGGAATATACAGAGGCCGTGGTAAATATCGCGGTAGGCTCGATATTTCCTTCGCTCGTGTCGGTCCACGTAGTGGCCATCCTGAGCATACCCTCGTAGAAATTGGTGCCGGTGAGCGTCTTAAAGGACGTATCGCTCGTAGCGTTGTTGGCCTTGTTCTGCCACCAACTATTGCCACTGACCGTGACTCCACCGAGGGTAGTCGGGCTCGTGGCCGGTGCATCGGCAATGATGTCCTGGAAACCAAGAATACCTTTGCCGGTTTGCGCCGAATACAACGCCGCATTGACCTGATCGGACATGGTCAAGATGCTCTGCTCGGTCTTAGCCGCTAAGAGCTTCATCGCCGCATCCGACTTCTGATTTTCCTTCTCTTCGGTCATCGAAATCGTGATCGGAACCGCTACGTAACGCCACGGAAAAAACGCTGCCGTGATGCCATCGACACTGTCGGTGTTAAGCGTATCGTAACCGGAAAAAAATTCGGCTGAATTTGCACCGTAGAGTAAATCTTCTTGTATGCTTTTTCCTCCAGACTCTACTTCTAAGGCACTGCCCTGACGCATCGCTGCGAGGGTCGGGTAACTATCGAAGAAGTTATCCGTTAATCTTTTTCGCTTGGCTCTGAGCGTCAAAGTCCACGCTGCATCCCAAGTCGAAGTCTGTGAAGTGGCTG